GTGCAATGTTGGCCGTGTTTTAAACGGTACGGCGACCCCAAGAAATTTTTAAAAAGGTCTTGCAGGGAAACGGATCATGCCTTGACTACTGACCTTAGTTAATACAAGCAGTCCAAGAACCCTAATACTCCGGTCAAAGGTTTTTTTTGGCCAAAAAATTGCTGGGAAAGAGCCCCCAAAATGAGGAAGAAGGCATCAATGCCAAAGGGGGTGGCAAAAAACAAGAGACACCCTGAACTATTGGTTATCCAGTGCAAAATATTTAAGACCGTTCATTCCAATGGTCTAGGAGAAACATATGATCCAGTAAGCCTACTGTGCAAACCCAAAAAACCACATTTTTTGTCAAACATTCAGAATTGAGACCAAACCAAGTATTTTTCTAAATTTGTACATTGGATGCCTCAAATGCAAGCATAGAAGCTTTTCAATACTGTTCTTAGATTTTGCACAATGTTGCCAAAAAACACTGAAATCAGAGTTTTTTTAAAATCAATAATCGACTCAAATGGACTTTCAGGAAAAGAATAAATATGAGTATGAAGACATACCCCACCAACTATATACAAGTTTTCGTTCATCGGAGTCTCAAGGTAAGTTCTTTAATTCAGAAATTTCAAAAAAGTTTAAATATAAAAAGTTATAACTTCTTAGATATTTATAACTTGTGAAGAACGATGAAATAATCAACAGTTTTGGTACGAGAGATTCTTTAAACCCAAAAATTTGGGACAACGATGATACGCTTAATGAAGAAGTTAGAGAAAAACTTCTTGGAGTTGCCAATGAATTTATAAATTTTTTGGGTGTCCCTATTTTAGTTGAGGACATAATTTTTACAGGTTCATTATCAAACTATAATTGGTCTAAATATTCAGATATTGACCTTCACGTTGTTGCTGATTTTACTCAGTTTAGTGATGAATTACTTCCACTTTATCAAGAACTTTTTAAAGTTAAAAAAACTTTGTTTAATACAGACCATGATATTAAAATATTTGGTTATGAAGTTGAGCTATATGTACAAGACTCAAATGAGGCTCACTTTAGTAGTGGTGTGTATTCAGTATTATTTGATGAATGGAGTAACAAGCCTAAAAAGGAAAATGTAAAAGTTGACAAAAATCTTATTCGTGAAAAATCAAAACAGTGGATGGAGATTATTGACACCGCACTAGAGGCAGCATCGGACGTGACTGCAGATGATGCAAGAGAAATACTAAAAAAATGTAAGGACAAGTTAAAAAAATATAGAACTTGTGGTCTTGAAAAAGAAGGTGAGTATTCTGATGAAAACTTGGTTTTTAAAGTTCTAAGAAGAAATGGGTACATTGAAAAACTTATGAATTTTGAAAATGACATGGTAGATAAAGAGTTATCTATATAAGTTTTTTCTTATTGTTAAAAAAAACGTAATAATTAGTATATTTATAGAGAAAAAACTACGCCATGGCAGTATTTTCTTCAGGAACTTACACGTATAAGTTAATTAACTATACGGGAGTAACAAATTGTGAGGCATGTACCTCTACATTACAACCACATCCAATATATAATGGAATGGCAAGTTCCGCAGATACCGTTGTACAAACAACATTAATAACTCTTGGCGGATTTAATGGATTAAACAACTAAAAAAAAATTAAGATGGGTAAACTCAAACCAATAGGAAGTGAAAAATTAAAAGGTCAAGAACAAATTAATAGAATTCTTGAGATTGCAAAATATAAAGAACATTTGCCTAATTCTATTAATGAGACTGCTAGAACTGACTATAGTACAAAATTAGTTGACGGTAACGTTTACTATATTGTAAAAGAAAAAATGGGATATATCATTAAAAAAGGTTTAAATGAATCTACATTAGATTATATGGACCCTATGAAAAATAGAGTTTACTACTCTTCATATTCAGAAGCTCTTAAAAAACTTAATTTGGTTGCAAAGGAACTTAATAGAGTTCATAATATAAATGAAGGTATTTCATTATTTACCGAGGATAAAAAATATTTTTTAAAAAATCCAAATCCTGAACCACAAGAGGAAGAAACTCCACCTCCAGCACCAATGCCTGAACCGATGCCTGAGCCAACTCCGGCACCGGCTGATGACACTGCAGAAACGCCACCTCCGGCAGAACCTGAAGGTGGTATGGGTATGGATGATATGCCAGAAGAACCATCAGATGAAATGCCGACACCTGGACCTGACGATGCTGGGGAAGAAGGTGACGTTTCATTTAAAATGATTCAGAAGTTAACAGGTAAATTGGCCCAAAAAATTAGAGATTTCCAAGAGAAAGATGAAGAAATTACATCTAAAGATGCAAAATATGTTGTTAATTCTATTTTATCGGCACTTGCTGACAATTTAGAAGATGATGATAAAGATGATATCATTGCAAAATTGGAAGGTGAAGAAGATGAAGATATGGGTATGGACATGGGTAACGAAGAACCAACATCTGATGAAGATATGGGTATGGATAATGAGGAAATGCCTGAAGAAGGTGGAGAGATGCCAATAGAAGATGAAGAACCAAAAGGTGAGATGGCTGAAGCTGAAGTGAATGAAAAGTATGTAGAGGCTGCACTTAAAAAAATCTTCAAAGAATCAAAAGTTGATAACGTACTTTCAAAGTATTTTGTGATTAACGAGAATGAGAAGAATTTTCAAAAAGAAAAGAAACAACAAAAACAATTATTCTTAGAACAAAAAAAGAAATCAGATAAGAATCAAATAGTTAGACTTTCTGAAAGTGTTAAACAAAAGAATGTTGCTATTGATGTTATTAATAGTTTTCCTGACATGAAATTTGTTGGAAAAACAAACAAAGGAAATTTAGTTTTTGAACATAACAACAAACAACTTAAAGTATCACCAAAAGGTGAGCTATTATGAGTTATTTAGTTTTTATAAACGGACTTGGACCTAACTATAAAGGAAATAATATTTATGAATTTGTTTTCTCAAATAGTTTAGAAGTGTGGGGAGATGATTGGGACACTGAACCAGCAAATGGAAATCCAACATCACCCGAAGCAGAATATATTAAAAAGGTAGGAGTTTTGAATAGGGAGGGGATAGACCTCGAACTTATCCAAAACTCCGATTTTTTTTCAATGAAGGATGGAGTTGACAAAGTTGTTGCTCTTGGGTGGGAAAGAGATAAAGATATAGATAATAGACTTGTTTTTCACTTTGGGGACACTGAAGAAGTTGTCAAAAACAAATTGTACGAGAAAGACATAATTTTAGAATTTTATAAAGAATTTGAAAATGGACAAAAAGAAAAAAAATCTGCAAGAAATGTATAAGCTTGGTTTTACCAATAAAACCTTATCTTTGCTTAGTGAATCTCAAATCGAAATGATTTTGGAAAAAATTAAAAAGAAGGAGTCTAAAGAGGCTACTCAAACTACCACATATAATACTACCGACCCAAAAGATGCTGAATTATTGAATAAGAAGACACCGGACCAAAGAGCAAAATTGCAATTTAATGCTGATGGCACTGCGGTTGAAAAAAGTGAAACTACTGAGGGTAAAAAAAGGAAAGAAACTAAGGAAATGGTTACTAAACAAGTCCTACAACCAAAAACAAATTCTGCAGATAGAGATACACTAAATAAAATTGTTGCAAAGTCAAACCCAAATATGTCCGTTGAGTTAGATGAAAGGAAAAAAACCAAAAAGAAATACAACCCTTGGGCAGTTTGCACATCTTCAGTTGGTAGAAAAAACAAGAAGAAATATGAAGATTGTGTGATGGGTGTTAAAGAGAAACTTAAAGAAGGTAAAAACCCATACGAATATCTTATTGAATCAAAGATGGAAGAAATTGTTGAAAACAATTTGTCTCCAAAGATGACCAAAGGAGAATTATTACGTATCATTGCAGAAAAGAAAATGATGATGAAAAAACCTATTGGAAAGATGAATTCTATGAAAGGAGAAACTATGAAAGGAGAAACTATGGAAGGGGATACTAAAACTGCTCCAGCTCCAACAAGAACAACTCCAAAAACAGAACCTGGTACAAGACCTTCTCATCCTGGTAGAAGAAGTAAGGAACAACCAAACCCAAAACCAAAGGCAAAGAAAAATCAGAGTGATTCTGAAATGGAATCAAAAAAAAGTGAAATAATTACAGCAATTTCTAACTTAATAGACAAAGCATTAAAATGAGAAAATATAAATTACACGAAGCCCCTGTAGATTATGGGGATTATCCAGAAAGAATGGACCCAAATTTGGAAAGAAAGCTTGGTAGTCCTGAAAGTTTATATGCGAAAAATCCAGCCTTTAGAAAAGGTGCTGGTGATGTTGAGAGACTCGCTGGTACAAGATTTAAGGAAGTTGTAGATAGAGTTAGAGACGCATTTGACCAACCAAATTTGTCATCAAATCAGGTTAAACAACAAATCATGCAACAGATGATGATGATTACTCAAAGAATTATGTCAATTGAGAGTCAACATAATGAAGAATTGGTTGACTTGGCTCTTGAACTTGCATTAGAAGAAACTGGAACCGATAGAGATTGGTATCAATATGAATTGACTTTAGGAGGAACACCACCGAGTGCTGGAGGTTTCCAAATGAAACAAAAAGAAAAACCAAAATTTGAATTACCTAAATCTTTTGATATTGATGTTGAGACTGATGAAGAACAATTTCAATCTGAAGTAGATAAAAGAAACATTATCAATTTGATTATTCAGGGTGAAGCTAAGAAAGGACACTATTCATTTATGAAACCATCTTATATGAATAGAATTGCTGAGATTGACCCACAGCTCCCAACTCTTTATAGACAAGTAATGGCGGCAAATGATTTACTCTATTTTACAATGGAGCAGATGATTGAAATGATGAGTCAAACTGGCTCAGGAGTCGCTGGTAAAATGGAATTACAAGATGCTGACGATGAAGGTGGCGAGGATGGAGAAGGACCCGACACAAAAATTGTTGCAGGAGGTTTAATTCTCCCAATCCTTCTTCACGAGATTATTAAAGCTTTAGAAGAGGCACCTGCAAGAGAACAGTTTGCTGATATGGACCCAGGAAGAGCTGCTGATGTAATGGGTCAAACCGATGTACTATCAAATGAACCGATGCAGTTAAGACTTGGTCCGGCAGTTGTTGAGTTAATCAAATATGCTTTACCCGATGAAATGTTTGAACCTGAAAATGCCGGTTTAAATCCTTGGTTTAAGAGAGAACTTTATAAAATTCCAGCAAAAGAATTTTTAGATTTAATCGGTGATGCAATTTCTGAAAACAAAACTGAGAAAGACAGAGCAAGAAAAAGATTTACTGAAGTTATGAGAGCAGCTCAAGCGGCTAAAAAAGAATATGATGATTATAACACTGGAAAAGACCAAGAAGATATGGACGATTTTCTAGCGAGTCTATAATGTAAATAGATTTAAAATTCAAACCCCCTTCAACAAAAGGGGGTTTTTTCATATTTATTAAAAAAAGTCAAATGTCTTTAACAAAAGAACAAGTTATATTGGAGTATGGGAAGTGTATGAAAAGTACTCCTTATGCGTTAAAAACTTATCTACAAACATATGATAACACGGTGTCAAAATACGTACCGTTAGAGTTATTTCCTGACCAGCAAACTTTGATTGAGGATTATGAAAATTTTAATGAAAATATTGCATTAAAATACCGTCAAGCTGGAGTATCCACCGTAACGGCTGCTTGGGCATCGAAAAGGCTCGCATTTGCAAAGAAAACAAAACCTGAAAAGATTTTGATTATTGCAAACAAACTTGACACGGCAGTTGAAATGGCAAACAAAGTTAGAGGTTTTACTGAACAATGGCCAAAATGGACAGGTATTGGGTTCTCGGCAGAAAAGAACTCACAAAGACACTTTAAATTAAATAATGGGTGTGAAGTTAAAGCTGTTGCAACATCAAAGGATGCTCTTAGAGGTTATACTCCAACAATATTGATATTTGATGAAGCAGCATATATTGAAGCTGATTCTGACTTTTGGGCGGCTTGTATGGCGTCCCTTTCTACAGGAGGTAAAGTAATTGTAATCTCAACTCCAAATGGATTTGACCCAATTTACTATGAAATCTATGACCAAGCTCTTAGGAATATGAATGAATTCAAAGTTTCTGAGATGGTATGGTTTAAAGACCCAAGATACGCTAAGGACCTATCACTTATTAAAGTTAATGATATTATACACTATTATTTAAATAGGGATGAATACCCTGAAGTAGAATCAATTGATTATTCTAATGTACCATTTAAAGAGAGAAATTTTGAAGACGTTAAAGCTTTAGTTAATCAAGGATACAAACCTACTTCCTCTTGGTATGAATCAATGGTAAAAAAGTTAAAATATGACAGGAGAAAGGTCAATCAAGAATTGGAGTGTAAATTCCTTGGCTCGGGCGATAACGTATTCGACGCTGAGATGCTACAAAACTACAGAGAAAATTTTATTAAGGAACCATCAAATAAAATGATGGGAGGCTCAATTTGGATTTGGAAAGAGCCAGTTATTGGTCACAAATATATTATGGGAGTTGACGTAAGTAGGGGAGACTCTGAAGACTTCTCCTCAATTCAAATTATTGATTTCGATGAAAGGGAACAGGTGTTTGAGTACGTTGGAAAAATGCCACCTGATACATTGGCTGAAATATGTTATAAGTGGGGAAATATGTATTCCGCATTTATTGTTATTGATATAACTGGAGGTATGGGAGTAACAACCGCAAGAAAGCTCCAAGAGCTTGGATATAAAGATTTATACGTTGATGGAGTTGACCATTTTAATAAATGGAAATATGACCCAAAAACTGCAGATAAAATTCCAGGAATTAACTTCAATAATAAGAGAGTTCAAATTATTGCATCTTTTGAGGAATCTTTAAGACATAATTTTAAAATTTATTCCTCAAGATTGTTAAATGAAATGGGGACCTTTATATATATTAATGGAAGACCTGACCACCAAAAAGGACATCATGATGATTTAATTATGTCAATATCAATGTGTACCTATGTTTCAGAATCTTCATTTACATCAATATCAAAAGTAACACAACATACAAAAGCAATGTTAGAATCTTGGCAAGTCTCATCAAATACAAGAAAACACTCAGATTTTTTTAATCCTTCTATTGGTGATAATAAACAAGTCAATAATCAGCCTACAAAAAATGATTACATGACTTATAATTGGTTATTCGGAGGACTTAAATAATGGGTTTACAAAACAGACCACAAAAACAAGGTAGACTTTTTGACGGGTCAAAAATTAATATAATTAATAATGGTATCAAAAGCTTTTTAAAGGCGATTACCACAATCTTTAAAACCGCTCCTGCGATTGGAGAGATTCCTAAACCACTCCCAACCCAAACGCAAACCCCAACTCTAACAACCACACCAACAAATACCCCAACAATTCCTGATACTCCAACAAATACCCCAACAAATACTCTAACACCTAGTATAACAAAAACACCTAGAGCCACTAATACTCCTACTAAAACACCTAGAGTTACATCAACGCCTACTAAAACACCTAGAGTTACATCAACACCTACTAAGACTCAAACGCCTACTAAGACTCAAACGCCTACTAATAGTGCAACTCCAACAAATACTCCTACCAATAGTACAACTCCAACAAATACTCCTACCAATACCGCAACTAATAGTCCAACCCCAACTAATACACCTACTAACACCAAAACCCCAACTAATACCAAAACTTCAACCCCAACAACTACTGCAACTAAAACTCAGACTCCAACTAAAACCTCAACTCCAACTAATACTAAAACCCCAACCCCGACCCCAACTACAACAAGAACACAAACTCCGACTAAAACACAAACTCCAACAAATACCGCAACTCCTACTGTAACAAGAACTTCAACTCAGACTCCGACAAATACTAAAACACCAACAATAACACCAACAAATACTTTAACACCAACAATAACACCAACAAATACTTTAACACCGACGAAAACAACTACTCAAACACCAACGCAAACTAATACTCGTGTTCCTTGTTATTGTTGGGATTTAACTAACGTATCAAATGACGTAGTAGGCTATTGGAGGAAAGATTGTAATAATGTAATCACTCTTAATAACAATATCGGACCTAATAGGACCGAGTATTGGTGTATGTCAGACATTTTCACCAGTGAACCATTAAAATTAATTATTACTAATTTAGGTACTTGTGATAATTCACTTGGATGTCCTCCCTTTACACAAACACCAACAAAAACCGTAACTCCAACACCTACTAATACTCCAAGTAACACAACAACAAAAACTCAAACACCAACAAATAGCCCAACTAACACACCAACTACTTCTCAAACCCCGACAAATACACCAACAAACACATTAACACCATCCGCAACAATTACAAATACTCCAACATTATCCGCAACAATTACAAATACTCCAACAATTACAAATACACAAACTCAAACACAAACTCCAACAATTACACCAACTAACACTTTAACACCTACTCAAACTCCGACTGAGACTTGTTCAAAACCTGGCGGACTTATACAAATTGCCGCTGTAGGAACCTATTGGACAGGACCTACCGTAGGACAAGGTATCTTTTGGGATATTACTGGACTCGACAATAATGAAGGATGTACTAATTATACCGAGGAATATGTTAATAATATTTCACCAGCAAATATTGGATTGGCAATTCAAGTTACTGCTTTTAGTATTGGTGCAAAAATATATAATACGTCAGATACTTCTTGTCTTTGTAATTTAGAAAATGGTAGATATTGGGTTAACGCTGTTGACTATAACAATGATGTCAATAAAACAGAAGGTATTAATATAATTACAGTATTAAACTGTGAAATAATAGATATATATTACTGTGCGGCACCTGTAGTCCCAAGTAATACTCCGACTCAGACTAATACCCCAACTCCAACAATTACACCAACTCAAACTCAAACTAACACACCAACTGGACTTGGTATTACACCAACCCAAACTCCAACATATACTAGTACACCATCAATGACCCCAACTTATACCCCAACTCAAACTGCAACAGTTTCTTGTGCCGCTCCTAGTGGATTGGTTTCGATAAGTTTAAAAAGTTCTTATAATTATAATAGCGGTGCAGGATGCCCATCCGCAACAAATGTTACAATTACAACGGCATCAAATTGTACCGAGTTTGAGACTTATATATCCAGATTTGATAGTGGATTAATTTGTGGAGTTTTAGGATTTTCAATTAGAACGGTAGGAGGTCTTTATGAAACAGGAACTCGAGTTTATTCTTCCGTTGGGACTAGTTGTAATTGTGGTTTTGGAGGTGGTTATTATTGGATTAATCTTGACAATAACGCAAGGACTGCCACCTTAATAAGAATTCAAAACTGTATTATAACTGAAAAATTCGATTGCTGTGTTGCACCACCTAAAACCACAGTTATAATAGGACAACGTGTATGGACTTCAGAAGCTTTAGTTGGAGTAGCAGGTCAATTAAAGGCCAATGTTTCAATATCTGATAAGGACGCCGCATGTAATGCATATTTTAACCTTGTTGTAAACCAAGGTTTTTATCTTGACGCAGAACTTCAACTTGGGTTACCTTATACCAACTATAATCCCGCAACATTTGCAAGTGAACTAATTGGACGGAGAATTTATTCTCCAACTGGAGTATCATGTGGTTGTCCGGGAATAGGAACCCGTACTGGTTTAATCAACTACCAAGACCCGACACAGCCAGCTACGGCAACTTCAGGAGTTTGGTTTATACAATGGAACATTTCACTTATTGATGGTAATTGTAACATTGTTAATGTAGAATATTGCGGTCCAATTCCTGTTGTTCCAAGTCCAACACCGACACAAACTGTAACACAGACACCTTCACAGACTCCAAAACCATTTATACAGTTTCAAAATATAGATGGAGTAAATTCTGCAATTATATCTATGGATGCGGGTTCACCTGCAACTTTAGGCTCAATAGATTGGGGGGATGGTTCTGCTTTAGACCCTGTCTCAGTGTCTAATAGTCCTGTTTCTTTTACACACAGCTATAATGCTGGAACTTATAATGGTAAACTTACATTTAATAGTGGCTCAAATAGAATTGACCTTTTAAAATTCTATAGAATTGGTAACCTTTTACCAAATATTAGCATGTTTACAAATCAATTTTATAGCTCATTTAATGAGCTTGAAATAAGTGCTAGCACTATATCTCAAATACCTTTTGTTTTTCCAGATGGTTTTACATATATTAAAGTATTTCAAACAGGTAATGCCTCAACCCAATTTAACTTTAATCCAATTTCTTTACCATCTAGTTTTACAACAATACTTATTCAAGACTCAAATTTGAGTGATTTTATTTACGACTTTTCAACAACATCATTAATATCTTTAACTATTGGGGGTACTAGTCTACAGGGTAATAATAAAAATGCTAGTTCGTCTTTCTCTGATTTTGGTTCTGTGATAATTGGTTTACCTAACACTACTACAGGAGTTAGTATAACTAATAACAGTACTGGTGCAGTATATACCCCAACAACTAGAGGAGTATTTGGTATTACCAATGGTAATTCAGTTGTCGGGACCGGAGTATTTACCGCTCTTACAATTAGTATAAATTCTTCCCCATTCTCAGCAATTACTGGAAATTTACCTCCAAAATGTACCTCATTTTCGGCTGTTGCCAATACCCTAAATGAGGGTTTCAATAGAATTGTTAATTTTTTTGAAACCCCGTTAGGTGGAAACGTATATGAATTAAAAACAATTAGTTTTGAAAATAATTTTGCATTTACCGGATTTAATTCTAGTTTTTTAAATTGTACTAAAGTTGAAACTATAGATGCCAGATTTAATGTTATTAATAACGTGAATAATCTGCCAGATTCTATTATTACATTAAATTATGGTAACAACGTATTTACTGGTAATTTTAATTATCCTTTACCATCTAATCTTAGAACATTTAATTTAGGTCACGATGGTTCGCTAGCATATAATGGTAGAAGAAATACTATAAGTCAATTTACAACAAATTTATCTATCGAAACACCATCATTAAGTGCTTTAACAATTACAGATAATGCTTTGAGTGGTTGGGCAGTACAATTCCCATCTAGTATTAGGTATATTAATTTTTCAAATTCAAGACAGAATTCTGGTATTGCAAATGGGATATCAACCTTCAACTTTAATCTAGTTAACGGAGTAGAAACATTTCTTATTAATAAGCAAATGTCTCCTACGAGTAGTGTTACAGGAAAGATAGCAATGTCTTTCACAAACTTATCTTTAAATAATACTATAAAACATTTATATATAAGTGAAAATTATTTTCCAAATGGAATTAATGACCTTATAGGTCTTGGGAATTTTCCTAATTCTTTAACAGGTCTTACCATGAATGAAATGGGGTCAGCTAACCTTAATTTCACTGTCGCAACAACTCTTTTTCCATTTTCAGGATGGAATAAATCATTCTCAAATTGTACTGGAATTAAGAGATTTGAAATTCAAAGCAGCAAATTAACGGTGGATGCTGTTAATTTTATTTTGTGTGATTTTAAAGATATTGCAACAACTTATAATATAACTGGGGGAACATTGATACTTAATAATGTTAATTTATCAACAGGAAATCAAGTTACTGCCATGAATGCTGGACCTGATACAACAGCTGGTGGTAAAAATGGAATTTCTTGTAGGACAACATTAACTGGAACATATTTATGGACGGTAACAACTACTTGTGCGGCAGTAGAAAATTTAGTAATATCTAATATAACTACAACAAGTGTAGTAGTTAATTGGTCGGTATCGTCAGGGGCAATTTCTTACACTTTAGAGTTTAAAGCATCCTCGTCCGCAACTTGGACAACAGTTGCGGTGACACCTAATTCATATACTATATCAGGGCTAGTAACTGGAACATTATATAATGTTCGAGTAAGAAGTCAATGTCCACTCATAAACGGTTCAATACCAAATCATGGTATTTTTACCACATCTTCCTTTACCACATTATAAAACCTTTAAGTATGACTATTTATAATTTATACAAAGAAGATTAATTTTAACTAATGGAAAATAATAAATTAACAGTTTGGCAAAGGTTATCACAGACATTTGGGCCTAATTCTTTGCTAGGTCAAGATTATCCTACGTATAAATATGATAAAAAAGAATTATTACGTACAACATCAAAACAAGAGTTTGAAAGAGAAAAGTTACAAGCTCAACAAAATTATTATTTAGCAAACCAATGGGCTAAAATTGAACATAATCTTTATACCCAAGCGGTTTATTATGAACCAACAAGATTATCTTCTTTTTATGATTATGAATCTATGGAGTTTACTCCTGAGATTTCAGCGGCTTTAGATATATACGCAGAAGAATCCACAACCATAAATCAAGATGGATTTATGCTACAAATATATTCTGAGTCAAGAAGAATAAAATCAATACTCGCAGACCTATTCAATAACTCTTTGGATATAAATACCAATCTTCCAATGTGGACAAGAAACACATGTAAGTATGGCGATAATTTTATTTATTTGAAACTTGACCCTGAAAAAGGAGTTATCGGATGTATGCAACTTCCTATTATTGAAATTGAAAGATTGGAAGCGGGTATGGGTGGAAAATCAGCTGAACCGGATATTAACCCAACAAAAAAACATACAAGATTTAAGTGGAAACAAAAAGACCTTGAATTTAATATTTGGGAAGTTGCCCACTTTAGATTACTTGGTGATGATAGAAGACTTCCTTATGGTACATCTATGCTTGAAAAGGCAAGACGTATTTGGAAACAACTTCTTTTATCTGAAGATGCTATGTTAATTTATAGAACATCAAGAGCACCTGAAAGAAGAATATTTAAAGTATTTGTTGGAAATATGGATGATGCTGATGTTGAGCCATATGTACAAAGGTTTGCAAATAAATTTAAGAGAGACCAAGTTGTTGACCATAAGACGGGAAATGTAGATATGAGATTTAATCAAATGGCGGTTGACCAAGATTACTTCGTCCCAGTTCGTGACCCTCAACAAGTGTCTCCAATTGACACTTTACCTGGAGCTCAAAACCTATCTGAAATTGCCGACATTGAATATATCCAAAAGAAACTTTTAACAGCGCTTAGGGTACCAAAGGCATTTCTTGGATTTGAGGAAACTGTTGGAGATGGAAAAAACCTTTCCCTTCAAGATATACGTTTTGCTCGAACAATTAATAGAATCCAAAAGACAATGATTCAAGAGATGAATAAAATTGCAATTATTCACCTTTTTATTTTAGGTTTCGAAGAAGAAATTGGTAATTTTACTTTGTCATTAACCAATCCATCAACACAAGCTGACCTTTTAAAAATCGATGTATGGAAAGAAAAAGTATTGCTATATAAAGATATGGTTGCCGACCCTGGGTCAGGTATTGCGCCAGTTTCTCAGTCTTGGGCAAAGAAACATATTCTTGGATTTAGTGATGAAGAGATTAAACTCGATTTACAACAACAACGTATTGAAAAGGCAGTTGGTGAGGAATTAAAGAAAACGGCTGAAGTTATTACGCATACAGGATTATTTGATAATCTTGACAAACTTTACGGTAAGAAAGAAGGTGAACCGGCAGGGGTACCATCTGAAGGAGGGGCTCCACCTGAGGAAGGAGGAATGTCAATGCCACCTGAACCAGGGGGTGAATTACCCGCACCTCCAGCACCAGGTCCTGAACCAGGAGGAGAGGCTGGAGTAACCCCTGAATCTATCGAAAGGGATATGAATATATTACTTGAAACCAATATGATTGATGGAGATGATATGATTGATTTATCTAAAGGAAAAAAATCTTTGGGTGAAATGGAACAAAAATTAAACAGCTTACTAAAAGATTGATATTTATACTTAAAACAATGAACATGAGATTCGGTGTAATAAAAACTTTGGTCGAAAATAAATTAGTCAAATCATTTACTGATAACAAATTAGACAAAGATATGAAGTTTTTTAAAAATGAACTTCTAGAAAATAAGTCATTCAAAAGGTTATATTTTATCTATGATACTTTAAAGGAAAATAAATCTTTAGATAAAGAAATTGCAGAATACTTGGTTGATGACTTATCTAAAGAAGTTAAATCAATCAAACTTTCAGAAGATTTTGTTAATAAAATAACAAAATGGACAAAAGGGATTGTTAAAGAAAATAACTATACAATAATCGATGATTTGATTTATGGGGATGATTTAAAACCTGAAAGAAAATCAATTGCTAAAAAAAATATTGTCGAGTCACTAACAAAAAAACCAATAGTTAAGGAATCAAAGAAAGTTGTACCAATTAGTACAATGTTAAAAATAGCGAATAACAACATCGAAAAGACATTATCTGAACTTAATGAATCAGAAAGAGATGAAGTTATTTCTACCCTTAAAAAAAGACCAACCAAAGAAGAATTCCAATCAATTAAAGAGTCAACAATTCAAAAACTTGAAAAGTTAATTTCAGAATCTGATGAGGAAATTAAACAAACTTTACTTGAAACAAAGAGTAAAATTCAATCAACAGAATTTAATAAGAAAGAATTTATTAAACTTGAGCAACTAAACAAGGGTTTAATTGTCTGAAAACTTCTGCTGAACATAAATTGCATTTTTCTTAATCTGACGTTTTACGTCAGATTTTTTTTTGTGTCTCTTTCTATCTTGTAATTGTGAAATTAGCTTTGTCTTAATTACTTTTGATTTAAATTGTTTAAGAGCCCCTTCAATATTACCTTTTTTAACTTCTATTATTAACATTTTGACAAATGGTTTTTTTTTATTAGATTTATTATATAAATAAACAGATATTATGCAAAGTTAATGAAAAAAGGCAAATCTTGTGCGGTGAAGGGGTATAAAAATTTTAAAACCTCTTATGGGACGGTAGATTCAAAAAATTTAAAATCAATTTATATAAACATACAATCTTGGGTTGAGCCAAAAAAATCTTTAGAAAATTGGACTAGAGAAGTATCTTATCTAAACAGACTAATAAAACAATTACTTCTTGATATTACAGACAAATTTATGTTTCATAGTAAATTTATTGTTGATTTAGATTTAAGGACTAGCGGAATATCTTTAGGCAAAAGGTCATTTATGAATTTAGAAATTACTTTATATACTAAAACAGAAATAGATTTCAAATCTATAAAATTAAAAAATGAGATTAAAAAAATAGTGTCTTACATTGAAAAAGAAATTTTTGAATTGTCCGAATTATTTGATTTCTATTTAACAAAAAATGACAAAGAAAAAAATTTGGTTATAGTTTAATATTTATAAAGAAAATATTAAATGCAAAACTTACGAATTTTAGGACCGACAGAGTCAGGTAGAGGAATTCTTATTGAGTATGATGCAGGTTATGTGTCACCTACTGAATTCTCTAATGATAGAGTAATAAAGGAAAATTTTAATACTACAGACCACTCCAAGCCGTTTGAATTTTATGCCGTACTTCAAAAGTATGATACTCCTAATAGAAATGGTAGAGTGTATCCTGAAAAAATATTAAGAAGAGAGGCCGATAATTATACAAAAAATTATATTAAAAGAGGAACTTCTCTTTCTGAATTAAATCACCCCGAATCTTCACTTATTGACCTTGACAGAGTTTCTCACATCATTACAGATATGTGGTGGGATAAAAATGTTTTACTTGGTAAATTAAGACTTTTAACTTCTCCAGGTTTTCATGAAAGAGGGATTGTTTCAACAAAAGGAGACCAAGCGGCAAATCTTTTAAGACAGGGGGTAACTCTTGGGATATCCTCAAGAGGAGTGGGCTCACTTGCAAAGAGAGGAGAACAAAATGAAGTTCAGGAAGATTTTGAACTAATTTGTTTTGACCTTGTTTCTTCTCCATCAACACCTGGAGCTTATCTATTCAAAGATGAAAAGGATAGATTTAAGTATGAAGAAAACTTGCAAGAAGAAAAAGAATTAAGACAACAAAGAGAAGCAGGTAAATCACTTGATTTAATGAAAAAACTTACCGATTATTTATCAAAATAATTAATATGGACGAAAAATATTTTGTAGCAAAAATCACAATTGATGACGTTGATTCTGAAATCAGGTAAAATTAAA